CTACAACTGAATCGACAACAGATGAGACATCCACAGATTCAGTTACTCCACAGGTCGAGACGACTACGAATGACACCTCTGTAAACACTTCTGAAGAGACTACAGAAGCCACAACAGAAACAAAGCAACCATCCATCGAAGAATTACAAGCGCAAGTTAGACGTATTGAAAGTGCTCTGAAGAAAGCGAACAACGAAGCCAAGACATTCAGACTCGAAAACAACGATCTGAAAAAGTTCAAGGAACAGGTCGAAGCTGAGAAGTTAACAGAGCAGGAAAAGCGCGAACTTGTACAGAAAGCCTTAGAGCAGCAACTAGCCGACGCTAAGAAGTTAGCCGATGATGCTGTACGCGAGAAGCAAGAGTTACGAGTCAAGCACTCAGTACAATTGCAAGCAGCAAAACAGGGTATTGATCCTGGTGTAGCGGAAAAACTCTTAGACTGGGCAGCAATTGAGTATGAAGATGATGGGACACCAAGTAACATACAGTCATTGCTTACCGCATTAATTAAAGAGTATCCGTATCTCGTCAACAGGCAGAATGGCAGAGCAACGCCTGCATCATCAGGGGGAGCAACGAATCCTCCACGATCAACAACGGCTCACGCTGTACCTGATAAGCTTTCTTGGGAGTACATCGATAACCTGCTAGCGAATGGTGGTAAAGACTACAATGCTTTACCTGTAAGTGAGCAAAAGCGCATCTCAACGTGGATGGGCCTAAACACTCGATCTCGACGCTAAATTAATAACCGATCATAAATTAACTTTGTATCTTGTCCCTAGTGCCTTTAGAACGACATTACGGTCAGGATGATGGAGGACTATACAAATTGAGTCTTTCTAATTTTATACCCAGTTTATGGGCTGATACGATCTTAGCGGCGCTACAGAAAAATCTCGTATTTGGCTCATTATTCAATCGGGATTACGAAGGCGAAATCAAAGCCTATGGCGATTCTGTCAAGATTAACGCCATTGGCGATATCACGATTTCTTCGTACACCAAAGATACCGACATCAACGCGCCTCAGAGTCTAACAGATGCACAAACCATGTTAACGATATCACAGGCAAAATATTATAACTTTGCCATTGATGATGTCGATCAGATGCAAGCGCATCCTTCGGTTATGGCAGAAGCATTGCGGTGGGCCGGGTACAGGATGGCAGACACGATGGACCAGTACTACGCTGGTTTTTACGTAGATGCGCCATCTGCCAATGTCATCGGCACAAGTGGCTCGCCCGTAGTTGTGTCTGCTGGTACTGCTGCTAATGCTGGTGCAGGTACTACAGCGTTTGATTATATCGTCGCCCTTAACCAACTCCTTACTCAATCCCTGGTTCCCAAGACTGGTAGGTGGGGTGTGGTTCCTCCGTGGATTGCAGCATTATTGACGCAGGATGTGCGTTACACCGGATTTGGTACACAGCAGTCACGAGCAACAATGATGGATGGTGATCTTGGTACAGCCGGACAGAATGAAGCCTATATTGGACGCATCCAGGGTATGGATCTCTATGAGTCTGTCAATGCCCCTCACATCGGGGGTACTCTAGGCGCTAGTGGTTCTCAGGACGTGATTTACGCAGGTCATAGCATGGCAATTACGAAAGCTGAAGGCTTGGTGAAAACCGAGGCATACCGACCTCCAACCCGCTTTAGCGATGCTGTCAAAGGACTTTGCTTGTATGGTGCAAAAACTGTACGTCCGTATGCCGTAGCCGTCGCTTATGTACAACACCCATAAGGTGAGAAGGGAGATATAAAAACATGGCAAGAACAACATTGACTCCGAAGGTTCTCACCATCAATGGCAGTATTGTAAATATGCTTAACGATGGAACGAATTTTACGGCTGTAGACAACACGAACGGTCATACCATTCCTATCACGACATCAGGTATCCCTGCTAACTCCAATATTGATCGTATGATCTTGTTGGTTTTAAACACCAATGCCACAGGTAGAACCGTAACGGTACGTGGTGCAACCTCAGACGGCGGCGCAACGAAAACAGGCGCAGGTGCAGGTAGTGGCCCGGCATTTACCGTTCCAGCATTCGAGGGTGGCAAGGGTGATCTTACGACTAGCGCAATGACTGGTACAACTGGACTGGGTATCATTGGACCGTTTGAAGTGGCGCGTTTCATGCAGCCTGACGGGTCTGTGAGCGTGGACGTGTCGGGAGCAACAGGCTTCATTGCTGCACTTTTGCTTCCTAGAGCGTACTAGCGTGATAAGGACATTTCATCATGTCTAGTGTGTGGATGAGGCTTTCAAATGGTAGGGAAGAGTTAATTGTCCATCCTGATCATGTGAAGCGATTGCTTGATGATGGTGGGGTGATTATTCCTGATCCTAGAACACCTGCCAGTGAGCAGGTTGAAATAGATAACCTAGTAGTAGAAGAGGCAACTGAAGTCGTGGAACCTGCTCAGAATAGCAGTGAAACGGCTTCAGAGACGCCAACAGTTCGTAAACGTGGTAGACAAGCTAGGCAGCAATAGTTAGAGGTGAATAGTGCCTGTACGTTCGTCAATGAGTGACTTGATAGCCAAGATCAGACTTATGATTGCTGATCCTGCGGGTAGTAGTCAACATTTTCTTGATCAGGATATACAAGACTACCTTGACGCCAACAGAGACGATATTCGCTATGAAGGCTTAACTATTGCTCCTAGCATTGTTAGCAACTCTTATACCAACAATACACCACAAACCATCTTTGCAGATTACTACTCGAAGTACGGTTACTGGGAAGACTCAGTTACTCTTCAAGGTACAGATTCAAGCGGTAATCCTTGGAAGGTGCTTACTCCTGTCTCATCTGAGTTGTTGCTTGATATCGCTCATTGGCAATTTGAGCTGGATGTCTATGGGACAGGAACAGTACCAGGCCAATTGCCTCCAATCTTTGCTACAGGGCATGTGTATGACTGTTTCCGGGCGGCTGCTGATTTGCTGGACATCTGGGCGGCTAGTCTAGCATGTGCTTATGACATTGTGGTGGATGGGCAAAGCCTAAGAAGATCGCAACTCATGACAGCTAAACACGTGCTGGCTGAGAGATACCGGATAATGGCAAAGCCGAAACTAACTAAGCTGGTCAGGGAGGATGTACGAGCGCCTGTCAGTAGCAAGAAGATTCGCTTGCTTGATGATGAAGATGTCTATCGTGGTTTTTAATGTGGATTTTGAGGGAGGATGGTAGCAGATGGCAGCAGCACACACACATCACCACCATCACCATGCTCATCACGCTCATCATGGACATCATCATCACCATGTCCATCATAAGCATCAACCTCACCATCCACACCACCATCATCATATGCACCATAAACACCATGCTCACCATCCACATCATCACCATCACACGCATCATGGAGGGAAGTAATGTTGCCTATTGGCGCTGACGAACTGGTCTCCATACAAAGTGATGCTGTGAGTGCAACTTGCGATAAGGTATGTGAGATTTACCGGAAGACACGCACACCGGATGGTATGGGCAGCTCTACAGAAAGCTATTCGCATATCGAGACGACAGTAGCAGGACTGGCACAGCCGACAGCAGCAGAGCTTTCTAACTACGATTATGAGATAGCAGATAAAGCAGCCTGGACAGTGCGATTGCCTGTTGGAACAGATGTGATTGCGCAGGATCATCTCGTGATAGAAGGCAACGTTTTAGAGGTGCATATCTTGCTTAATCCTAAGTCATTTGAGGTGTTCCACAGTGTTATCGCAACGGAGCTGAAGTAATGGCAAGTGGCGTAAAGTTCAATCACTTTTCCCAGATTGCAAGTCAGATGGATAAGAAGCTTAAACGCCTTGTCAAGAAAACTGCAAAAGAGATCAAGAAGACTGCTCAAATTTTTGCTCCTGAAGATACAGGGTTTTTAAAGTCTAGTATCTATGTTGTCACAAGCGATGGAAGCACTTATGGCATGGGCAGGATGAAGGCACCAAAAAAAGGCACATCAGCCATTTACAAGGTAGCCAATCAACAAGATTCGTTGCCTGAAATAGATCCACCGCCTGATGAGTTTACTGCGTATGCGGCTGTAGCAGCACCTTATGGAATCTATGTAAATTATGGGACTCGCTTTATGACGGCACAACCTTTCTGGGAACCTGCTATTGATATAGAG